GCTGGTAGCGGTTGCTGGTTTTGCCGCTGATCGTGTCGTCTACGACGGTTGTGTAGCCGCCGGCGTTGTACTGGACTTGGATGCGGACTTGGACGCTGTGGCCAACAATGTCGCCGTCATCTTCGATGATTTGCAGCGATGGGACTTGCAGCGTGACGCGCACACGATCCACGTCCGAATCGGTGATGGTGCGGACAACGGGTGTGGCATTAACAACTTCGACGTTGACACCTTCTTCGCTTTCGGTGCCAATCGCGTTGCTGATGTAGCTCTGGGCTTGCGTACCAGTGCGGGTGACAACTGTGTAGCCCTCGAAGTTGGCATTGCCGGCAGCATCCTTGACGGGGGTGCCTTCCAGATAAATGCCCTTTTCGCCGTTTTCGATGCCGTCGATCTCGCCTTCACACAGCAGATCCAGCACGCTGGCGTATTGAACTGACTGGAGTGAGTCGTCGGCTTCTGTTGGCGTGCGGCTTGATCCGCCACCACCGCCGCCGCCGCCCTTGCCGCCGCCACCGCCACCGCCACCACCACCAGCACCAAGAATCCGTGTCATATCAGTTGGTCAACGTCAAGGCCGCTAGAAAGAACAGCGGAGCCAACAAATACGCGCCCGTATGCAATAGGAACCGGCAAACCTTGTTTTGCGGTGTTGACGATGCCGGAGAACGTAAAGGACTCGAACTTTGCAGCGTCGCGTCCGCGTTCTGTTGTGGTTGTTGATTGAACGGGCGCCGGCGAAAGAGCTTGCGCAACGCCACTGAGCACCAATGAAGCGCCCAGTCCACTAAGTGCAACTCCCAAAGTTGTTAATGCTCCAGCGGTGCCTGCCGTAGCTGCCGTGGCTCCAAAAATACTGGTTGCGCCAAACAGACCAGCACCAGGGAGCAAAAACGAAAGTGCAATCAAGCCGACGCCAATACCGATTTGACCCCCCAAACCACCTGCGCCAGTCAACACAGGCGTAATGCTAAAAACTTCGCGTTCACTCCAAGGACCAATAACTAACGCTGCGTTTTGTTCGGTAATTTTGTCTTTTCCGAGGGTTACGCGATAACCAACGCCATCTTTTTCGCTATCAATCAACCACTTTTCAAGACCGGGAAAATTGACGCAAAGTGCCTTGAGCGCCTGCGCTGGCGTGTCGGCTTCAAATTGGAAGCGGCACTGGCCGAGCTTTTTGCGGAGTGCGCCGTAGACCTTAACGACTTTCATGCCGCAGGACTCGGGCGGTGCTCTTCAAATAATAACCGCCGTACAGATCACGGCTACTGAGTCGGCCTTGTAGGTGGTGCAGGATCAGTTGGTCACCTAGATAGATGGCCGCATGGTTCGGCAGCGGTGACTGGAGCTGCATCAAAATCGCGTCGCCGTACTGCAGTTCTTCCAAGGGGATTGGGTAAAAACCCTCGTTGGCGAAGTTGTCTAGGTATAAATTCTCACCCCGGAGCCAGAACTGGTCGCGGCGGTCGTAATCGCTCAGGTTGAGGCCAAATTCGCGGTTGTACCAGTCGCGGCACAGGCTGTAGCAGTCCACGATGCCGAAGACGAATTCGCGTCCCACGTAGGGGAGTTCAAAGCCTTCGGGTTCGCAGTAGCCCCACTGTTCGGTCTGGGGGTTGACGATGTGCCAGGGCAGGCCAGATTTTTCGCAGGCAACGCGGTCGGCTTGGGATGGGGCGTGGTTGGTCTTCGGATGGCTATGTACCACGGCCACGATTTCGCCCTGTTCTTCGGCGGCAACGTAGTCAGCCGGATCCAGCACAAAGTGTTCGTCTGGTGTTTCGGCCATGTTGCGGCAGGGGAAATACTGCTTGCGGCCTTTGACCACGGCAACCAAGCCGCAGGATTCCCTTGGAAATTCCGCCTTTGCGTGCTCCAGGGCAGCTTCTTGGATGGATTTGCTGAGTTTCATTGGGTCAGACCGGCGCCGGGGAAGGATCCAAAGGGCAGCTCGGCGGTTTCACCAAAACGCAACTTGCAGGAGCTGAGACGTTTGCCGCATTTGTCCTGTGCCAGCGTGCCCACCACGTTGTCGTTGATGTCCCAGTAGTTGCTGCCGGTATAGCCGCACTCGGCGCTGCGGTATTTCCACTGGCAGATGTTGGCGATGATTTGGCGCTTGGGCAGCATGACGCCGGCAAGGTCAAATTTGCTGGCCAGCTCGAAGCTCACAGAGTCGCGGTTTTCGCTTGCCTTGCGGTCTACGTACCAGACCTCATCGGGGAATTTGGCATTCGGATCGGCCGCAGTCTCGCCGTCAAGGTATTTCTTGAGGGTGCGGATGCGTTTGACGGTGGCGCCACCTAGGTCGTTGCCGGGTGTGGTGGCGTTGACCAGCAACAACAATGTGGTCATGGTGCCGTCCAGATTGCTGATAGTCAGCGTGGGGCGCGGAAGCGTGCCGGTGTTGCTGTACTCAAAGCCGTCAGCCTTGACGGGCAAGCGGGCGTAAGCGTTGCCGTTCCAAACGATGTTGCCAGTAATGTCTGCGTTACAGCCGTTGTGCCAGCGGTAGGTGTCGTTACTGCCGTGCAGAGTTGTATCCAACGTCATCTCAAATAGTTCGATGATGGCGCTTGGATTGATCGCCTGTAATTCGCTATTTAATGCGTAGGCGCTTTCACCTACGGCATAGCCGTAAACCCAGTAACCTTCAACAACGTAAAGATCTTGAGCAGTCACGGGCTACTAAACCTTTTCAAAAGAAACTGAAAGACCGCGAACAACGGGGTCGGCAACGGCATCACCACCTTGCATGGCTACGCGGAAATAGATGTCCGTGCCAACAGCGCCAGCGGGGAGCGTGATCCAGTCGGTGACTTTGGTGCCAGTGGAAGCTAACGAGATCACATCGGCGCCGCTGCCGCTACCGATTGTCGTCCAAGACGTGGTGTCTGCGCTGTATTGAAGAAAAATGATCGGAGTATTGGCGCTTGCAGAAAGGGTTGAAACGAAGCAATTCAGTCGGATGCGGTTAAACCGATTAGTTGTTGTCAGCTCAAACCAGGAAAAACCGCCGGGGCCGAAATCAGACAGCGCCTGTACCTGGTTGGTGAGCGTGGTTGTGTTCGCAATAAAAACAACCAAGACAGCATTTGTCTGCGTTAAATAGGTGCTGGCAGCCGTACTGGTCTCCAGCTTGTCCGTGTTCAGATTCGTGAAGTTGGCGTCTACCTCGGCGTGGGTAAGAGGTGAACCCTTGCCGGCTCTGGTGACGATGGTGCTCATGGGTGGTCTCCTGTACTAGTAGTTTAAGGTTCGAAAACCTGGCGGAAGGTGACGTCGATTTTGCTGCGCTGGAAATCGAACAGTTCGCGGGTCCAGCTGGGGCAGATCCACTTGTAAGCCGTGGCGGTGTCGGGTGGGGTCCAGTCGAAGCTGGCGTTGTCGGCGGCGCGGTCGTTTAAGAAGGTTTCGATGATGTCGGCGTCAGCGTCGGTGACATTGAAGCTGAGGCGCCACTCCTTCGGGTTTTGGTTGAGGCCGTAGGTCAGGCGTTGTTGGTAGCCGTCGCCGAATTGGACCGTGCGGACATTCGGCTGACTGCTCTTGTTGGCCGAGTAGGTCGGGTTGTAGCTGGGGAAGGTGGCCATTAGGCGAGCAAGCCTCCGGGGCGTTTTTGTTTGATGAGTTCTTGCTGGACCGCGATGCCGATGGCTTTGCCAAGCTGGCTGGCTTGGTTGCCATCCCCTTGCACATTAGACCCGCTGGCGTCTACGTTCACCACGACGTTGGCGCTTCCCATTCCAAGGCTGTCGTTGGGCACGATACCGCCGCTGCGGCCTGGGACGAACAACTCGGGACCGCGTTCGCCGACGATGTAGGGCGAGCCAGCAGATACGGGACCGCCAGCGGCTCTGCCTGGAAGTAGCTGCGGCAATAAAAAGCCTTTGGCTCCCATACCCTCACCGCTAAATGCTGCTGTACCAGATACAGGGCCGGCGCCTTTAAACATTGTGCCGCCGGGGAAAAGGCTGAGGACGCTGTTAAGGATCGTCATTTCGATCCACTTGGCGATGATCTGGGCCGCCATGTCAAGGAAGCGGTCGGCCACGCTCTGGAAGAAGCTGGCGAGGGCTTCCTGGGCGGTCATGGCGCCAGACACAACTCCTTTGAAGGAGTTAGCAAAGGCGGAACCGATGCCCTCGGCTGCGCTGGCTACCTGTTGAGCCGGAGCAATAAGTTTTTCGAGTTCCAAGCGCGCTCGTTCGGCTTCTGCGCCTAATTCGCCCCCCGTTATGGATGGTACAAGATTCATATTTGGATTAAATGGAAGCGCCGGTTTACCAGCGCCCGCAAAAGACGCCATACGCTCAAAATTTAGTGTTAGTAACTCTGAT